GCTACGGTTTTCATTCTAGGCCCGCTTTCTTTCTTGCTTCTATGACTTGGTAGAGTGCCGCGATGCCGTCCTCGGCAGTAGCCAGAGGGGTTTGATGGACCCCGCACATTACCGACATTAGGAAGTACTGCATTTCATCTCGGTAGTTTTGGTCGTAGGTGTCGGTGGCGGATAGGTCTTGCCACTTCTTTCCATTCACGTCGCGGCAGAATACGTTGCGCTGCACCAAATCGACGTAGATGGCTCCCTTGGAGCCTTCAATGAAGAAGTGGCGCTGCTCAGGATCGGAAAAGTAGTCAGCCTGAATGAAGACGTGCTCTTTGACGGACGGGTACTTCATGGAGATGATGGCGGCCTGCTCTCCGGCCCCAAGCGTGCAGTTGACAACCTTGCCGCCCGGACCAAGGAGATAGTTGGCAAGGTCCAGTTCGTGGGAGCACCAATTGTGGAGAATGCCGTCACGAAGGTAAGCTGGCTTCTCGGTCTTCTGGTTTACTGTAAAGCTGGCAAACTGGACATCGCCAATAGACGGCATCAACTCTTTGGCTCGCTTGACGCAGGCATGGAAGCGCAGGTTGAACCCGGTCGCCATGATCCTGTTCGCCAACTTACGAGCAATTTTGACAGCGGTATCCAGACCGACTGGATCGTTATAGCCAAACGGCTTCTCACAAAGAAAATGGCCGCCGTTATCAAGGGTGTCGTAAATGTCCAGATTGTGGTGCTTGCTTGGCGAGCAAATTATTATTGCGTCTGATCCGCGCGTTAATGCGTCACGATCCATGGGGTCGTGCCCGCAGGCAGGATCGTAATAATTCGCCACATGACCAAGCTTGCTTATGTTGGCGCAGTGGCGCTTCCCGATGGAGCCGTATCCAAGAACGCCAATCCTCATAGCGCGGGCCACCCTGCGGCGACGTTCTTCTTAAGGACCCACACAGCCTCACCTTCGGCATAGACGCGCTTCTGAACCAGCGAATAACTTGGGTTAGCCAGCCAAAGCTTGGAGTGATCCATCTTGTAGCTGAACAGGCCGTCGCGGTGATGGTATGGAACCTTGTGGGGGTATTCCGGATCGAAGTCTTGGATTACCAGATAGCCACCATCATGGAGGGCGTCATCTGCATTCCGGACTATCCTGTGCAAGTCTTCCCTGTCGCAGAGATACAGGCAGAAGCCAAACATGACCAGATCAAAGCCGCTAAGGACGCCATTGGTTGCTGTCCCTACAAAAAAGTCTATATTCGAGTAAGCCTGTCTTGCGACTGTAATGGACTCGTTAGAGGGATCGATACCAAGTCCACGGCAATGGAAGCTGTTAACTATCTCAGCTATGTTAAAGCCTAGGCCACAGCCAAATTCCAGCGCATATGTTGGCTTGATCCTCAAATCCATCAAGGTGTCCAGAATGACGGGCTGGCGAAGCTTGTGAGAGTTGCGATGATGCCAAGCGTCACCCTCGCCTTCTAAGAAGACATCCTCTTGGTGTCCCATGACGCTCCCTCGTTTTTCAGCACAAACATGAAATTAGGTGAGCAGGCATAATGCTCACCCAACGTAGGCATTTGTGAGGCAATGGCGTTGATGGGGTTGTTGTAGTCGGGCTCCTTATCCTCGTCAGCGCATATCTTGGCATAAAGCACACGGGACGCGAGATAATAGAAGTTACCAATATTCTCGACATACTCGGTGGTTAGCAATTGGCCGCTTATGGTGGACAGAAACTTGCTGATTTCGTCCTGCACAAGGTACCTGTTGTGCCAAGGGGCCTTGATTGCTGGTAATCCAAGACCTGCGCGGAGGGCATTCAGATTATCGAGGCCGTCCTGAATATTCTCCACCAAGATCAGTCGCCCCTCGGGCTTTAGCATCTTCCGCATCTCAAGGATGGCTACTTTCTGCTCTTCCCAGTTAGCCAGATTGATCAGGCAGCGCGAAGAGATAACAACGTCATAATTCCCGACGCCAAGGCCCGGGTTGCGAGAAAGAGAAAGAACGTCACCCTCTAAAAATCCAAGATTGCCGCGAACAAGCTTTTTGGCCTGCTCGATCATCATGGGCGAGAAGTCCACGCCTATAACATCTGTTTCTGGGAATTTATTGGCAATAACCCGGGTGCTATGGCCATTACCGCAACCAACATCCAAGATGTCGTCATGCTTCATCGCCCTGATGGCGCGAGTGATGCTTTCTATCTCCAGCTTACGGTAGTGGGTGTCGGTATTGGTTGCGGTTTCAGAGGCCCCGTGTTCCTTGGCCTGATTGTCCCAGAAGGCCTTAACGTCACCCTCATTTCCCGGCGACTTTGAGCGGGATGACTTTCGTTTTGTTGTATTTGCCATGGTAGAGCATATCCTCTGGTTCGCCATTAAGCAGGAAGTAGTTAGGCAGGACGGCCTCTTCGATAAACCCTGCCCTGTTCAGCACAGCCCTCATGCTGCTGTTGGATCGCATGCAGCCCGCCTCGACCTTGCGGACGCCATCCTCAAATAGGTAGGTAGTGACGGCGTCCCACGCCTCGACGCCGTAGCCATTACCCCACACCCTATGGTCACCGATCATGATGCCAAGGTTGGCGGTCTTGTTGTTGATGTTGCGGTGCGAGGTGATGGAGCCAATGATATTGGCGCTGCGCCTTATCTCCCAAAGCTGATTATCCTCGCCATCTTCCACGCCATTGTTGAAAGACCTGATGTAATCCCTCTGCGTATCGGAGGAGTGAGGGATGTGGCGCTGTTCGCTGTACTGCACGACCTTGGTGTCGGTAAGCCAGCGAAGGTAATGGTCAACGTCCATGTAGTCGTGCATCAGCGGGGGAGATAACGTCAGACGCGCCGTCTTGAGTGAAGGCGTCATTTCTTAACCGGCTTCTTGGACATAGAGTTGTCGATCAATTCCAGCATGCCACCAAGCAGAAGACGCATATGTCTGGCATTGGCGTCGAAGTCGCCAGAGGCGATGCGGTCTTCCAGAGCGTCGGCCACCGCCTCTCTCAGTTGCAGCATTTTTTGTTTGGTCATCTGAATGCCTGTCTTATTCTAAGTTCCTCATATAGCTCTGAGAGGGGATTGAGGATTTTACCACCTATGCAGTGGGCGGGGCGTCCCGGCTCAAGCTCCATAATATGTTCTTCCAGTTGCGCTTGGTGTCCCCACATCCACCCAACTATTTCATAAACTGGGTGTTTGTGTGACCGAACAAGTAGGTAGGCCCAATCCTTATTGTTGTCCCTCTGTACTATCAGCCTGCCAGCGGGGTACGAGGTACCCTTCACGTCGATGAAGTCATCAAGGTCTGGTAGCCCTCTGGGGTCATCTACCAATTGGCTGTGCCATTCCACTGGGGCAAAACATAGCTGTCCAGCCTTCTCGCATCTGGCCCCTTCTATATCCGTCTGCAATAAGGTCTTTGCATCATCGGTGCGGTTGTTCTTCTGTGTTCTGTTGCGGATGATGGCGGCCTGCCGACGCCTTGTCCCAACCTCATCAGCCACCGCAATATCTTTAGGACTTAGCGTAATCCAAGCAGACATACCCCCCACCCCCCCCTAAATAAAAATCATCAAAACCCAATCTGTCTCAGCAGGTTGGCAAAATTAAGGCAGACAAGCTATATTCGAGTTATGAGCGAAGTTCTTCTGCGATCAGAGAAAATCCAGCGGGTGACCCTCGCGACCCGTAAGCTTCGTGAGAAGCTAGAAGCCAAGGCGTACGAGGGTGACCTTATCTCCTTTGTCCGGTACGTCTGGCCGATTGTCGAGCCCGCGATCCCCTTCGTGGAAGGCTGGGCCCTGTCTGCTATTGCCGATCATCTTCAGGCGGTGACAAGGGGCGAGATACGAAGGCTACTGATAAACGTCCCTCCCGGCTTCTCAAAAAGCCTGTTGACGGACGTGTTCTGGCCAGCGTGGGAATGGGGCCCCCAAAACCACCCCTCATACCGCTACGTCTGCGCTTCCTACTCAAATCACCTCACTGAGCGTGACAACATGCGTTGCCGGCACGTGGTGATGAATGAGCGATACCAGCGGCTCTGGGGCAACCGGTTCCGGATATCGAATGAGCAGTTCACCAAGGTCAAGTTTGCTAACGACAAGACCGGCTGGAAGCTGGCTACCTCCACCGGGGGTATCGGCGTCGGTGAGCGCGGCGACAGGTTCATCATCGATGACGCCAATAATACCATGCTGATGGAGTCTGAGGCTGTCCGCTACACCACCAATATGTGGTTCACGGAAGTCGTCCCAGACCGTCTGAATAACCCAAAGGAAAGCGCCATTGTCGTTATTCAGCAAAGGCTCCACGAAGAGGACGTTTCTGGCGTGGCTCTGGATCGTGATCTTGGGTACACCCATCTGTGCATTCCTATGGAGTATGTTCCTCATGGGTTTGTTAACGGATATGACGCGGATGGCAAAATCCGAACCTTCGACACTTGGGACCCAGAGGCTGAAAAGCCGGTAAAGCTGTTCTGGAAGGACCCCCGCACCGTCGAAGACGAGCCAGCTTGGCCTGAGCGCTTCGGCCCCGAGCAAATCAACGAAATAAGGAACGCCAAGGGACCGTACGCATGGGCCGGGCAGTACCAGCAGACGCCAGAAGTGCGCGGCGGCTCCATCATCCGGCGCGACTACTGGACCAACTGGGAAGAGGAAAAGTACCCCGATCTGGAGTACATCCTAGCTTCCGTGGACACTGCCTATACGGAAAAGCAGGAAAACGACGCCTCGGCCCTGACCGTCTGGGGCATGTTCCGGGACGCCAACCAGAACCCCAAGATCATCATGCTCTATGCATGGCAGGAAAAACTGGAAATTCACAAGCTGGTTCAAAGGATTATCGATACCTGCACGGTAGACAAGCGGCCCATCACCCATCCGAGATTTCAGGTGGATAAGTTACTTATAGAAGCTAAGGCTTCTGGCTTGTCAGTAAGTCAGGAGATTAGGCGGATCATCGGCTTCAACGGCCTTTTCGGCATCGATCTGATCAACCCGACCAAGCAGGGAGATAAGGTGGCGAGGGCGCATAGCGTACTGCACTTGTTCAGTGACGGAATGATCTATGCACCAATCCGTAAGTGGTCCGACGAGGTGATAAACCAGTGCGCCGTCTTCCCAAAGGGCTCCAAGGACGACCTTGTGGACTCGACCACCATGGCACTGCGTTACCTTCGTGATCACGGCTTCGCCCTCAGGCGGGAAGAGTCCGAATTCGACGCAGAGGAAGAGCTAAGGTATAAGTCGAGGCTGGAACCGATTTACCCGGTCTAAGGGGGCCAATATGGACTTTGGGAAGGCTCTGACTGCCCTGAAGGGTGGCAATAAGGTTGCCCGCGCTGGCTGGAACGGGAAGGGCATGTGGATAAATCTTCAGGTCCCAGACGCTAATTCAAAGATGTCTTTGCCATATATCTACATGTTTACGGCTGACAAAAAACAGGTCCCGTGGCTGGCCTCTCAGACCGATCTTCTCTCTGAAGACTGGGAAATGGTCTAATGGCGAGAGACGTTAATACAGGGTCGATACGCCTCTTTGACCCGGAGCGGCCTAATCCGTTTTCAACATCGTCGGTGATCGATCTTGCCCAGCATCAGGCAAGTAATACCACCATGGAGAATGGCACCGCCAAGATCGAGAACCCTGACGGCTCCTTAACCATTGATTTTGCTCCTAAATCTCCATCCAAAAAGGGTGGTGACTGGTTTGAAAACCTAGCCGACAGTATTGATGAGGGTGAGCTATCCCGCATTGCAACAGACCTTCTGGACGGCATCATGCTGGATGACCTGTCCCGGAAGGACTGGCTGGACACTCGGGCCCGTGGCATCGGTCTGCTTGGCCTAAAGCTGAATGAGCCGAAGGGAGAGGCTTCAGCCGAAGGCGTCTCTACCGTCCAACATCCTCTTCTGCTGGAAGCCACGCTTAGATTCCAAGCCAACGCCCGTGGTGAGCTTCTTCCTGCGGCTGGACCGGTGAAAATCCGTAACGACGCACCGGTTGCCCCAAAACTACCTCCTCCTCCCGCTCCACCCATGCCGCCGCCCATGCCGCCTCAAATGGGACACAATGGGGGTCCACCAATGCCCCCGGCCCCGGATGGAGGCTCTGTGCCCAGCATGGGAGGGGGACCACCTCCCGGCCTGCCCTCTGTGGGGGGTCAACCAGCCGCTGGCGCACCCTTACCGGGGCCTTCCGCTCCGAGTCCAGTTCCCGCGCCTATGGGGGCACCACCGGCACCCCAGCCCCCCAGTGGTCCTCCTGTAGGTGCGGGTCCACCCCCGCCGCCACTTCCTCCGCCCCCGCCGACAGGCATGATGGCCCCACCGAAACCAGTGCTGCCTGATGGCATGACTGCGGAGTCCGACGAGCTTGCCGAGGCGCTAGAAACCGACATGAACCACTGGATTACCTCAGTGGCCACGGAATATTATCCTGATACCGACAGGATGCTGTTCTGGATCGGATGTGGCGGTCAGGGCATCAAGAAAGTCTACAATTGTCCCTTAAGGCGCAGGCCGGTGTCGGAGAGTATCGACGCCGAGGACCTTATTGTTTCCAACGCGGAAACTAATCTGGAGAATTGCGGGCGCATAACTCACAGGATCAAGATGCGTCCATCCGTCCTTCGTCGGATGCAGCTTGTTGGTGCCTACAGGGATATCGAAATCCCTGTTAGCCAGATTAACCTTCCCGACCCGGTCAAAGACAAGAAGCTGGATATTCAAGGGATCACCCCTCAAGTTCAGAAGCCAAAGGACACCGACCACGAAATCTATGAGTGCTATTGCGAACTCGACATTGCCGGATATGAACACAAGGACAAGGGTAAAGAAACAGGACTCCATCTGCCCTATGTTGTGACTATCCACAAAGAGAGTAGGCAGGTTTTGGCGCTGCGTCGTAACTGGCGCAAAGACGATAAGATGTGCATCGCAAAGGAGTACTTTGTTGACTTCGCATTTGTTCGTGCTCTTGGCTTTTACGGCATTGGCCTTATCCACATATTGGGTAATACGACAACTGCGCTTACTGCTGCGTGGCGCATTCAACTCGATGCGGGCATGTTTTCGTCGTTCCCGGGCTTCGTCTACGCCAAGCAATTCGGGCGACAATTAACCAACCAATTCCGGGTCCCCCCGGGTGGTGGCGTCCCGTTGGATACGGGCGGTTTGCCCATGAGAGACGCTGTGATGCCGCTCCCGTACAAGGAGCCCGGCGCGGCATTCATGCAGCTAACCCAGAACATCGAAGCCCTTGGCCAGCGGGTTGGAGGTACCGCCGAGATGAGCATTGGTGAGGGCAAGCAGGACGCTCCGGTTGGAACGACGCTTGCCCTAATCGAACAGGCCACCAAGACGATGGACGCCGTCCATAAGCGGCTCACTTCATCGCAGGGCAAGGAATTCCAGCTTCTTAAAGAGCGCTTCAAGGAAGACCCTGAGTCCTTCTGGCGTCACAACAAGAAGATGACCGTCCGTTGGCAAAAAGAACAATTCCTGCAAGCCTTGGAAAACAACAATCTTGTCCCGGTCGCTGATCCGAACAATCCGACGAGCATGCACCGCATCGCCAAGGCGGTAGTTATCAAGACGCTACAGGCGGCTGCACCCGATCTGTATGATCCGATTGCTGTTGACACGCGCATTATGCGTATCACGGGCATTGATCCAGAAGGGCTCTTCCGTCAGACACCCGCCCCTCCG